TGTCAGATAATGCGAACAAGATGGGGACATCGATGGAGAGCATTCAGATGGCATATCAAGGCTTTGCTAAGCAAAACTACACTATGCTGGACAACCTGAAGCTTGGTTACGGTGGTACAAAGCAAGAGATGGAGCGTCTTTTGAATGACGCTCAGAAATTGACTGGTGTCAAGTACGACATTAACAATCTTTCAGATGTTTATAATGCTATCCACGCTATCCAAGAAAATCTTGACATCACTGGTACAACTGCCAAAGAGGCAGCATCTACTTTTAGTGGCTCCTTTGAATCCATGAAAGCTGCAGCTCAGAATGTACTTGGAAAGTTAGCGCTAGGGGAGAATATCCTACCTTCTCTGCATGCTTTGCTTAAGACAACATCTACCTTTCTTTTTGATAATTTTTTACCAATGGTTGGAAATATTTTTTCTGGCCTTGGCTTAGTTTTGACTGAAGGAATTAGTCAGATTGCATCTCAGCTTTTTGGGGATGCCTTTGGAAGTGCAGTCTATAGTCAACTGTCGAGAGTAACAGGTGTCTTTCAAACCTTCTTTGATATGATCTTTGGTTCATTGAGCAAGCAAGATAACATTGATATCCTGACCATGCTTGGATTTAGCGAGGGTGCTGCTAATCAAATTGTCAACATCGCAGACAATATCCGAGTAACTTTTGAGAATATCGGGGTTGTTGCTGGTAATGTTGCAAGTATTGTTGTTGATTTCGTTGGAGATCTTTTAGGAATCAAAGACGGAGAGCAGGGAGTGAATTTGCTAGGCATTGCCTTTGAAAGTATCACAGGTTTTATCAGGGATGCCTCTGAAAGCCTTAGTAAATTTACATCTTGGTTAAAAGATTCACCTCTTGCATTAGATGCCTTAAAATCGGCTGTTGTAGGCATTACAAGTGCATGGGCAGGATATAAAGCTGTCTTAGCGGTAATAAAAGGAATTGAAACAATCAGGAATGCAACTCTAGCTATCACGAATGGCTTAATGCTAGCTCAGTTCGTAAGAACCGGTGCACTCACTACCGCAGAAGCTGCGAATGCGGCGGCAACTATGGGAGCAAGTGGAGCGTTCGGTATCTTTAATGCTGTTTTATCTGCCAACCCGATTGGCTTAATCGTAACGGCAGTCGCAGCATTGACTGCAGGTCTTGTATGGTTTTTCACTCAAACAGAAACTGGTCAGCAAATTTGGTCATCTTTTGTGGATTGGATTAAGCAGGCTTGGCAGGGGATTGCTGATTTCTTTGTCGGTCTTTGGTCTGGTATCTCTGAAGGTGCTAGCACATTGTGGGATGGAGTTGTTACAGCTTGGAATGCTTACATTGAGTCTTTAAAGGCGATGTGGACTGCTGTTGTAACTTTCTTTTCTGACTTGTGGGTAAGTATTCAGGAGGCTGCATCTGTTGCATGGACAGCTATCACAACGGTAGTGATGGCTATTGTTCAACCGTTCATAGATGGATTTATGAATATTTGGAACAATATATCAGATGGTCTTACTCAAATTTGGGAAGGGATTAAGATGATTTTTCAAGGTGCTTGGGAGTTCATCAAATCCATTTTCTTGGGCGCTATTCTGATCATCATCGACCTTGTGACAGGGAACTTCAACCAGCTAGGAGCTGATCTTTCTCTAATTTGGGAAGGTATTCAAAATGGCATTTCTATGATATGGGAGGGGATTAAAACATACTTCTCTGGAGTTGTAGATGCTATTGTTGGTTATGGTATTGCTGTTTTTGAAAACTTTTCTGCTGTTCTTAGTGCGATTTGGGAGTTCATCAAGTCGACTGCTTCAGCGACTTGGGAATGGATAAAGTCTACTGTAACAAGCTTGATTACAGGTTTGGTGCAGGGAGCTCAAAATATCTGGGATGGCTTTATGAACTTCCTATCAAGTTTATGGGAAGGTATTAAGTCAACGGCAAGCAATGCTTGGAGTTCTCTAGCATCTAGTGTTCTAAACATTATCAATGGTCTCGTATCCGGGGCGCAAAATGCTTGGAACAGCATGTCTAATGCGGTATCTAATCTTGTAAGTAATGTAACTGGATTCTTCAATCAATTGTGGAATATTGACCTATTCGCAGCTGGTCAAGCAATATTGCAAGGTTTCTTGAATGGTTTGCAGTCTATGTGGTCTTCTGTAACTGACTTCGTCGGTGGTATCGCTGGTTGGATCCGTGACCATAAAGGACCTATTGAGTATGACCGTAAGCTTTTGATTCCAGCAGGTAATGCAATTATGGGAAGTTTAGACAATGGATTAAAAGATGGGTTTAAAGACGTCAAGAAAACGGTCGGAGGTATGGCTGGTGAGATTTCGGATGTATTTTCAGGAGACAGTCTGGATCTGAACTCATCTGCGTCCGTGACCAAAAGTCTTGAGGCACAGTTGGCTATGCCGTCGTCTCAATTTGAAGCGCATGAAAATAAAACCGTGTCTGAGATAGCGATTCTGAGAGCAAGTATGGAGAGAATCCTTACTGCTATCCTTGAAAAATCGTCAGACGTTTATCTGGATAATGACATTATCTCAATCAAAACCTATGAACAACACGGTGCTATTTATTCGAGGGGAGGAATTTAATGGATTATATGATCATCAACGGTTTTAATACATCAAGCCTTCCTGGTTGTGTTGTGACCGATTTTGGGAAGGTGGAGGCTGCTAAGCCAAAAGGAGAGAAGGCAACTCTTTATGGAGTCAATGGTAGTTACCGTGTGTTAGACGGTTCTTTCGACAGTTACGAAAGGACCTTCACTCTCCACGTTAAAAAAATGGTTGAGATTTCAAGTATTCTTGATAAGTTTCAATCGAATGATAATGTTTTGGAATTTAGCTATCAGCTTGGCTCATTGTTTTATGCTAACTTTGTGACTGCTAGTTTTGAACCTTTTGGGAATCATGCTTGGAAGTTAGAAATCAAGTTAGAAATGCAACCATTCAGATATCAGAAGAGCGTAGAACCTGTGGTTCTGACTGCATCTGGTACAATCAATAATCTTGGAACAATCTATTCAGAGCCTATCATCGAAATCGAGGGGGATGGTGATATCTCTCTTACGATTGGTCGTAAGACCATGTATCTTACGATTAAGACCAAGGCTACAATCGATTGTAGACAAGGAAAGCAGAACATCTACAACGCTACTGGTGCGGTTCAGAACACACTTCGGAAGCGTGGAGGGTTCTTAGAAATCCCGACTGGTAAGGTTGGTGTTTCGTTTACTGGAACCGTCCGTAAGATTACTATTCGACCAAATTGGAGGTATAAGATTTGATTTATTTAACAAATGGGAATATGCCTCTGAATGCTGCCTATTCTGATGAAATTGTTCAAGAGGATAATAGCACCTACCAATTGAGCTTCCGATTTCCGACATCCGATCCATTGTGGGAGAAGTTGAAGGAAGAGACATTCCTTACGGCTGATGATCTTCACGGTGAGCAGGATTTTGTGATTTTTGAGGTTGAGAAGAGGCACGGCTATATTCAAGTCTATGCGAACCAGGTGTTCACCCTCTTGAATAACTATGTGGTCAATCCAATTTCCTTGGATAGAGCGACTGGTTCGACTGCCTTGAGTCGTTTTGCTGGAAACATCACTCGAGATAATCCGTTCTCGTTCTTCTCGGATATTGAAGATAGGCACACCTTTAATATTGGCTCTAAGAATGCCATGGAAGCATTTGCGAAAGATAAGCACTCTATTATTGGTCAGTGGGGTGGTGACCTTGTGCGTCATGGCTACCAGGTTAGACTTTTGAAAAATGGCGGTTCAGAGAATGAATCGCTTTTTATGTATAAGAAAAACCTGTCTAGCTATCAGCATAAGACATCTACTAAATCTTTGAAGACTAGAATCACATTCAAGACTACCGTCAAAGGTGAGGGAGAAAAGGCGCCTGACCGCAAGTTTTCCGTGGTCGTGGATAGTCCACTCATTAACAAGTACAGTCAAATCTACGAAGATGTGATTGAGGTTAATGATCAGGACGTGAAAGATGAAGCGAGCTTGCGAAAATATGGCGAGCAGTATTTCAAGACATCGCTCTGCGACATGATGGAAGATAGCCTTGAGCTTGAGGTCGTTGGCCAGAGTGACGTGCCTGTCCAGATGTTCGATGTCGTGAGTCTATTTCACGATGTCTACAATCTTGATGTGCGCAAGAAGATTACTAAGTACACTTACTCACCAATGGGCAAAAAATTGAAGACAATTGGTTTTGGCCAGTTCAAGTCAGGTCTTGCGAATGCGATTGGTAACGCAGTTAGTGATGCAGTCAAGGATGAAGCGCAGCAACTTCAAGACGATTTTGAAAGGCAGTTAGCAAGAGAACTCAAGAATGCTGACCTTGCTTTTGACCGAAAAAAAGAAGAGTTAGTCAATCAGTTCCAGGATGGAATGGGTGCAGCTTATGCAAAAGCCGAGGAAGTCAAGATGGAACTCTCTGACACCATCGACCAGCGATTTAGTAGTTTTGATAATGGTCCATTACAAGAAATCAAGCGCAAGGCTATAGAAGCCTTACAAAACGCTGGCGCAAGTAGCTTACTCGCTCAGGAAGCGAAGCGGATTGGCTTGGATTCGATTACCAAGCTTGAAGAGTTTAAGAGGCAGGCTACGAGCGCTCAGACGGCTCTGTCGGGTGATTTGGATGTTCTGAAGCGGACGATCGTAAATGATATTCGACCGAAGCAAGAACAGGTTACAGCTGAGATTGCCAAGCAAGTAAAAGCACTTGGTCAGACAAGGGATGAATTACTCGGAATAAAGTCAGCGCAAGCGACGTATGAGGAGACGACGACTCGCAGACTGTCAGAACTGGTCAACGTGGCTGACGGTAAGGCTAGTAAGTCAGCTCTCGCACAGACGGCTGAGGAGTTAGCTAGTAAGATAGCGAGTGTTCAGGCATCTGGTCGAAATCTATTCTTGAATTCGCTCTTTAAAAAGGACATTTCAAAAACTGGGATTTGGACTACAAGTACATATACGGCTACTATTGATAGCACTGATAAGTATTTAGGTCATAATGCCTTAAAAATCGTTGGTCTGAATCCATCTGGCCGAGATGGCGGTAATCCTAAGATTACTTATCCAGCGCTGGGCCAATTTGGGAAAGTAGTTTTTGGAAGTACGACTAATCAAGATGTAACCATTAGTTTTTATGCCAAGGCTAATAAAAATGGAATAATGCTAAGGTCTCGTTTAGGGAATATCGGTTATAAAAATGGAAATGTGATATTATCTACAGAAATTAAACGATATGTTGTTCACATTCCCAAAAATTGGACAAACTGGTCTGTGCAGACAACAAATGAATGGTTGTTCAATTTCAATCAAGAAGGAACAGTTTGGATCTGGATGCCGAAGTTCGAAATAAGCGATGTAGATACTTCTTATTCAGAAGCTCCTGAAGACATAGAAGGTCAGATTTCAGCAGTTGAATCCAACTTCAGACAGCGTGCTGATTCGCTAGATGCTGGGGTGAGCCGTCTGACTGAAGGCTTGCGAACCAAGGCAGATATCAGCACACTCAACATGACTGCTGAGAATATCAGGCAGTCCGTGAAGAGTTTGGAAACAAGCACGCAGAACAAGCTGGACCAGAAGTTGAGCATGGCCGAATTTGAGGTGCGGGCTGGCTCGATTCATCAGGAAATCTTGAATGCAACTAATGATAAGGCGGATAAGACCTTAGTCATGACTGAAGCTGGGAAATTGCGTGAAGAATTTTCAAACTTGAGGGTCGGTGGAAGGAATCTCATTCGGAATTACGACTGGAACGGATTACTACCTCTTAATATCATTAGCTCCGGTTGGAAATTTGAACGGGTAGAAGATCAGTTTGCTAAGAGTGGATATATGCTGAAGGCTACTTGTACCAAAGCTGGTAACGGTGGATTCCATAAGGTCTTTTTCGATTTGAGGCCTAATGAATTTCAAGGCAAGGATATGACCTGGTCTTGGGATATGAAATCTAGTCGGCCAACCACCTTCTACGACATGGGATTCGAAGCAGGTGGATTAAAGAGAAATGTACCTGTATCAACAGAATGGACCCGAATTACTAACACCTTCAAAGTAGCATTAAATCGATTTTATTCATGCGTTTTTTACGCAAACGGATGGCAAGTTGGTGATGTAGTTTATATTCGAGATCCACAGTTAGAAGAAGGAACTATTGCTACGTCTCCGAAGCCTGCGCCTGAGGACACTGACGGTCTCATCACAGAAGCTAAGGCTACTTTTGAGCGTACGGCTCAGGGCTTGAGAACTGACTTATCAGCTATTCAAACCTATGTTGATAAAGATGGTCAGCGGCAGGAAGAATTGAAGAGCTATGCCAGGAATGTGACCATCACTCACATCAATATTTATAGACAAGATGTAGCTAGAAACTATATTTTGAGGAGCAGGTATGATGAGGATGCGAAGAGTATCAGACAACAATTCGAAGCTATTACCAACTCACAAAACGGATTGATTGCAACGAAAATAGCGGATTATAAGCATTCTATAGACGGGAAATTTACGGATATTTCAAGTCAGATAACTACTTATAAGCAAGACGTTGGCGGTCAAATCAGTGGTCTATCAAATAGACTTACAAGCAGTGAGCAAGGAACCACTACTCAGATTTCAAATTTAAAGACTCAGGTCGCTACAAATAAGGATAACGCTGAACGACAAATGGGTAGAATATCTGATCAGGTATCTGCTAACAAAGCGAATGCTGATAGTCAATTTTCGAATGTGACCAGCCAATTAGCACGAAAAGTAGAGATTACTGACTTCCAAAGAGTACAAGAAACTAGTCGCCTCTATGAACGAATTCTGGGCAATACTGAAAATGGTATTGTTAATAATGTTGCTCGGATGGTTATGACAAATCAGCTGTTTCAGGTTGAAGTTGGGAAGTACGGCGGAGGAGGTCCTAACCTTGTTAAGAATAGTGATTTCAAAGATGGTACGAATGAATGGGCATCTACTCAAAATCTGGGAAGATTGGTTAAGCATGGTTTTTATCACAATAGTCAGAAAGACCTCATGCGTTTAAGTAATTCGACTCAAAGTGAAAACTTCTTATATAGTCCTCGTTTTGAACTCGAACGAAATACAGACTATATGCTGAATTTTCGAGGATTTAACAATAGTAGTTTAGTAAGCTATGATGTTTTTATTTTAGGACGAAGAGCAGGCGAGAGCAATGGATTCACAATCATTAAGCAAGTTGTTAGTAGTAAGAAACTATCTACTGCTAGGTGTGAAGACGTCTCAATCACATTCAATTCAGGCGAAATGGATAATGCATTCATTCGTTTTGATAACAATGGTGCACAATCTGGAACTGCTGATTTATACATCACAGAGGTTGATTTGTACAAGGGCTATAAACCTCGTCCATGGCAACCACATCCAGAAGATATAGTCACAGATGCGAATGCGAAGCTAGAAGCTATTCGTACACAGATGACCTTGCTTCAAGGTTCATGGGCCGTTCAAAATCTGACAAGCGCTGGATCTATCGTTTCTCAAATCAATGCGACGAACAATCAAATCTTGATTGAAGCCGAAAAAATTCGATTGAAGGGTAAGACCTTGCTTGACGAATTGACAGCTATTCAAGGTTACTTTAAGCGCTTATTTGTTGGTGAAGGTACGTTCGCGACTCTGAATTCGGATGTTATACGAACGAATTCTATCACGGCAGATAAGCTGGTATTTAACGAGGCTCTAGCTAATAGATTGGTCTCAAACGAGCATGTCACTAACAAATTAGTAGCAAGCAGAGCGTTTGTGAACGCTTTGAAAGCTGTCACGATAGATGCTTCTCAAATCGTGACAGGGACTCTTAAGGGGGACAGGATTTATGGGGGAACTATCCGAGGCACAGACATTTACGGCGCGACCTTAACAGGACACACCCAAATTCAACTAGGCTCTTATGGCTCATTTGATACAGTCAACGGCGGTCTACAGATTAACGTGCCTCGTACAGTCAATGCCAGAGACGGCTTGGGAGTTCAATTCATCGGCTCTTATGGTCGAGGTGAGAACGTGCCTTACGGTCTCTTCATTTACAAAGACACGGACTTCACTACGGATAATTATGCTAGCGATAGCGATGATTTTCTATTAACGGTTGAAGGCTACATCAAGGCAAAAGGAATTGGTTGGTTGAAGGCGGTTAAAGGTAATGTCGGCGGAAAAGACACTGCTAGCATAGGCTTCTGGAATTCAGATGTCTCGCTTGATTTTGGGGGCTCTGGAAATGATATTTATTATAGATACGCTGGGAAAGCATACGGATTATGGTCAATTATCAATCAGCACTTCTCAGACAGACGTCTGAAGGAAAACATCGTTGATTGTAAGCACAAGGCTCTTGATTATATCCATCAATTCCAATTCAAGGAATACGATTGGAAGATGCAAGAGGATAGACCACAACAAGCACACACGAAGATTGGTTTGATTGCTCAAGAAGTTCAAGCAGTGGATCCTACACTCGTCTATGAGAATGGAGATACGCTGAACTTGGACAATCTCAGATTAACTACTATCGCTCTCAAGGCGATTCAGGAACTGTCTCAACGAATTGAGACGCTAGAAAGGAAATTAGCATGAATGCATTAGAAATTATCGCACAGGACGTAGCACGGCTCACGCTAGAGAAAGCAACCTTCCAGTCATTGTATCTGGAAGAAGTACAAAAACGTGAAACGCTAGAAAAACAACTTGATCAACTCGAACCTAAACAACAAGAAGGAACCGTAGGAGAATAAGAAAATGGCAACAGAATACACAGTTAGAAGCAAATATTTGAAATTTGACACAACAGAAGTCGTGATTCATCGTGAATCACCTTACACAATCTTTTCTCGTGAATTGCAGGGTGATCAGACAGGTAAATCAGACGAAGAATTGATTGAAGCAGTTAAAAATATTATTCGAGCAGAGCTTGATCCAGGAGCGGCAATCGTCAAGGCACAAGCTCAACTTGAACAAGCTGAG